CCGAGTAAGACTGTTTAATATTAATTGTTTTGACAGGCTCCCACTTATAATTTTGGAATGGGACAGACCAGTCCCATCGGATAGCGCCAGCTTCGCCGGTATTTTTCATACTTACATCAACATATTGTGCAGGTAGAATGTCATAAAGGAATTCCCCCAACCAGTTGTCCTCTTGAGCTAATTGCCAATCATCAATGATATTAGGCGAGGATTTAACTTTCAGCACCATCACATAGAAGTCGGCAGACTTGGGTATGGAGGACTCAAACCAATAGAACTCAGCGACACCATCGACGGTATTGCCAGTTAGCTCGTTCTCCGCACCGAAGAACAGGGTATCGCCCTGCCAAAAGCCGTAGGTTTGTGTATCGTAATCCTCGTAAATGCCTGTGTAGGCATCCCCCCCTATCACTTCAGTACCTTGTTGCAGGATGCGAGCACCGATAAACGAAGTTTCGGTTTCACTTATTTGGGATGTGATAGGTTCGGGTGGCATCCCTTGTTGGGCATATGCGTAGAAAGTCAGAAGCGACAGCACAATGCCGAGGATGATTTCAAGTTTTCTCATTGTATACTCCTAGTTTGGTGGTAACTAGTATACTATAATATAAAAGGAATGTCAAGGCTAATCTGTTGCGAGGGGATTTTTTTTGTAGTAGTCCATTAGCAAATCTTCTATCTCTGAATCTAGTGTACCCAAGTCCTGATACATAATAATATTCTCTTCACTTACTAATCGGTTTTCCATAGTTCCTTCCCAAGTAACGACAGCTATTTCGTAGTAATATTTTGTTTCCTGAGTACCTGTAGACATTTTGACTTTTGTGATAATGCTGGGACGTCCTTCGATGAATGGGTTCCACTGCGGGGTGGGTGGTATAGTTTTATAGTAGCAGGCAACAAGTTGCCCTAGTTTGTATTTGCTTCCTTCCAACCATTTAGTTCCTTAGCAGTCTGCGCCGGGTTGTACTAAAGTTAAGTCTTCATCGTACCAATCATACCAAAGCACCTGAGTGGCTTCCTTGTCAACCCAATCAATAGTATATAGGTTGCGAGTTTCGCCTTTGTCATTTTTTAGTATCGTGACAGTTGTGACAATACCAAACCACGGCATGCCATAAGCATCTGTACCTGCAACTGTTTTAACTAAGTCCCCTACCGAAAACTTATCCTGCTTTATGCCTAGTAATTCGTCTGTTAATGTCTTCATATGAAAAAAATTCTGGCGAAAAAATCGCGGCGATTGCCTGCGATTGCTCTAATTAATCCACCCACACGCCGCTGAGTACCACGAGGTCCCGCTCTGAAAATGTCATTGTTATCATCTTGCCGCTTTTACCAACCATACAACATTGATACTCAAGCGAAGTTCTCTTTTTACCGCTAACCGGAAAAGTTGTGACTTCTATTTCCGACAAAACAATACCAACTGGACCCGTTTCAGTGCCACCCGCGCCCTTTAACGCCACCAAGTCGCCGATTCGTATGCGACCTATATTTTCGTAGATGTTCATCCATATAAGTAGTCATCAGCCTTTGTTTAGGTTAATTCAAAATCAACATCAGTACCATTGCGAAACCACCCTTGCCACTTTTCATTGAGTGACATAACCAAAATCTGCTCCTCATTGCATTCGAATGGTCCAGAGTGAGAAATGTGCATCAGTTTCATGACATCTCCATATTGCTCCACTCTGGACTGCGCTCTTTCTGTCAATGGCGAAAGGCGGATTGTCACATTCAAATCACTGCGCCCTTTTATCTCGCTGGGTTGCCAAATATCATATTCAAGTTCTGACTTGTGCTCTATGTTGTTCAAATTATTATCTCCCTTGTCCTCGGTACTTTTTTTTATATGTTTTCGATGGGCGAGTTCCGTTTGTGCCGCCGCCCTTATTGCCACGCTTTGTAAACTTGCTGCTTCCTTGGCGTGTCTTCTTTGGTCTATGATTTATTAACTTATTGCTGTTAACTTTCTTAGCCACTGCATGTTCCCTCCTTCCGTGATGGCTATGTTTGGTACTGTAACAAAACCGATAGCCATTGTCAAGATCTATTATAAGTATCTTTTACATAAAGGAAACGACGCTAAAGAAGCGCCGTTTCCAAAGGGTTTTACTATGTCAAATGAAGGGGTCAAACTAAGTAACTTTAATCGTTACGGTTTCTGGTGTTGTGACCTCTGGCTTTTCTACCATTACTCTCAAAATTCCCTGCTTATACTCGGCTGAAATCTTGTCGGTGGTGGTACCCTCGGGCAGAGTCCACGTCTTTGTGAAAGCAGAGGCTCCAAACTCTGTGTCTGCCTTATTTGTTTGGACAGTCAGAGTTCCCTCTGTGATTGTAATATTAAAATCCTCTTTGTCCAAACCCGGAGCAGCAACAGAAATAATATGTTTATCATCCTCGGTTGTCACTTTGGTGTTGACCGTGGTGGTTGTTCTTTTTCTAGGGATTGTCACGCTCTCAAAGAATGGATCAAAGAGGGAGTCAAAAAGACTATCAAATGTAGTTGTAGTTGGTGTTCTGTAAGTTGAAAGTGAAATTGTCATTGTATTATCTCCTTTGTTGTGGGCAGTTTTTATCCGCCATTAACTACAGATACAATATATACATACTTTTTTACTTGTCAAGGGCCTATCTTGAATATTTATCTTCAAGCCTTACAACGTCATCGATTTCTGGTGTGCTGACCTCGGCTAACTTTACATCCGTAGTGGTGGCGCAGAACCTATGGATGGTTCCGGGCTTTACATGAAAGGTTTGTCCGGGGGTCAGATATTCTCTTCGGAATCCTAACTGCTCTGGCATTCCAATCTCAAGGGCTAGTCTACCTTCGAGGACACAGATGGTTTCTTCTTTTACCTCGTGGTATTGTCTAGATAACATTTCTCCCGCATTGATGTAGAGAAACTTTCCTAAATATTTATCTGTCTCTCCCCAAATCTCTTCTTTGCCCCAAGGCTTTTCAACTGTTCTCATTTGTCTCCTCTTCTTCTTCTGGTGCTGGCTTTGTTAGAATAGAGCCATCATCTTTGTAGTGAACCTGTTCGCCATCCTCATAAGTAATGATAGTCTCATTACCGGGATGGGGCTTGATATGCACCGTCGCAAAATCGGTGATGCTATCAAACATAGCAATAGAGCCACGGGGGGCTGGATATAGCCAGTGAACGACGCACTGTCCTGTTGCTAGCACAATCCCTTCGATGACTATACCCGTGCCGGACACGCCGCTTTCGTCATTTAAACGGCATACAGTAAAGGTTCTAATACCTTGGGGCGCTAGTTTTGCAGGCTTTTTTGGCTTAAGGTCAACCTTTACCTCTTGCTCCTCTAGTTGTTTTTCTTCAGCATTATTATCCATATCTTTGTCCTAGCTTGGAATTAGTGATATATTGTAATCATTGTATAAGTTTCCCTCACACAGAGAACTAACCAACATAAGCCCATCTAAAATTACATACTCTTCTTTCGTAATTTTATATCCATCAATTTTTTTAGCAGCATCCTTATATGGCTCGCACTCAGATATTATACTATCAGCATAATCAGATGTCTTTTTTATGGTCGCGATATACTCACAAATTATGTTTATAGCTCCTCTATTGTAATCATCCAATTCTTTTTCTAAAAAATCTTTCAGCAATTCAATCAGCATCTCACCTTTTGATTGCGAATTTATTTTATGTTTTTCAAGGGCGCTATGTTGTACAACATATAACCTTTTATCTTCCTTGTCGCTCATTTATTCACCAAACTATAAAGGTAGTGTTTTGGCACAGCCCACTTACCCCCTCGGTATTCTATCTTGTAATACACATCGGTTATCTCGCCCAAAACAAGAACGTGAGTTGGAACCTTGGGATTGCAGAAACAAGATACACCCGACTCTGGGTTGTCTTCCTCTGCGAACTGCAACAGAGACGTGGCTGATGGGAGCCAAGCAAGATCACCCTTCTTCATCTTCCACCTCATCCGCACCATCAATCTGTGCCATTAGTTTTTCGTATTCTGCTTGTTCTCGCTGCACCCACTCCAAATCCGGCTCGCCTTCTTCTTCCTTTTCCGCCTCTTTCTGGCGCTGGGCTTGTTTAGCTGGATCGACAGCGTTCTTATATCCAATCAGTATGTTTTGTATTTCCTGCAAAGTGTTGTCAAAATCGGCAAGATCCTGCCTAAAAGAACTCAACAACTCAATGTTTGAAAAGAATTCTTCCCCATTTTGCGAAAGGGATGACCGAATGATCTCATTGATTTTATCTGGTAACCTGTAAGCCAAATTACTCTTGGCTTGATGTAACATTCCCCTTACCTCATTTGCTAAAGCAGAAATGTCTGTCGTTTTGGTAATTGTAACTTTCATATATTAAACCTCTAGAATATTAATTAGTTCTTTGTAGTCTGAATTATACAATGATTTGTCGTAATCAAAGTCGAGACAACGCTAGTGGCGTTTTTTAAAGCCGAAGCAGTCACTTTTACTGGATCTACAATACCTGCCTCATACATATTGACATAATTTCCGGTATACACATCGTAGCCTATGTCCTCGTCCTCAAAATTTATGATCTCGTTAATTATGACATCGGGCGATTGTCCAGCATTTAGCAGCATTTGTCTGACCGGGGATGTCATCACGCCCTTAATGACCTTCACACCGCACTCCTGCTCTTCGTTGTCACATTCGACTTTCAAATCTCTTGTCGCCCTCAAAAGCGCGACACCACCTCCAGACACCAACCCCTCTTCCCTTGCTGATCGAACAGCCTCCAGTGCATCTTCAAGCCTATGTTTTTTTTCGATCATCTCAATCTCGGTAGGTGCCCCGACGCGAATGATGGCGATACCACTGGCTAGGCGCGTAATTCTTTCTTGATATTTTTCACACTCTGGAAGGCTTTCTGTTTCTCTAATTGTCTCTTTCAGAGTTTCAATCCTCTCCTGCACCTGCTCATTGTCCCCCTGCCCATCTACAATCGTTGTGATGTTTTTTGTGATGCTAATCTTTTTGGCTGTGCCAAAATCAGTCAACTTTACGTTGCCAAATTCATGACCAAGCTCCGTTGTAACGAAGGTAGCGCCCACAGAAATTGCAAGGTCTTTAAGTATCTCTCTCCTCTCTTCTCCGTAGCGAGGAGCTTTTACGGCTGCCACTTTCATTGTTCCTCGAACCGCGTTCATAATCAAAGCAGCCAAAGCCTGACCTTCAATGTTCTCAGCAACGAGTACAAATGGCTTGCCCTCCCTCGCTACCAATTCCAAAACAGGCAGCATCTCTTCGACTGTTTCAATCTTTGCATCAGTCACCAAGATGTATGGGTTCTCATACTCGACAGCGTGACGCCTCTCATTGTTAATAAATTGAGGACTTATATAGCCAGAATCAAAGCGGAAACCCTCTACAATGTCTAGGCTAGTATCTACAGAGCGAGCCTCTTCTACAGTGATAGCCCCATCTTTTCCTGCTTGGTCAATCGCGGTAGCAACCAAGTCACCAATTACAGTATCTCCGTTGGCGCTAATTGTTGCGACGTGTTTGATGTCTTCCTTGGATTTAACTGGTTTTGATTTTTCTTTAAGAATCTCTACAACTTCCCTAACGGCTTTGTCCATTCCCCTCTTGAGTTCCGTGGGAGAAACACCAGATGCAATATATTTTTGTGCCTTATTGTATATGTCCCTAGCCAAAACCGTAGAAGTGGTAGTCCCATCCCCTGCATCATTGTTAGTCTGGTCGGCTACTTGCTTGAGGATTTGGACGCCGACATTCTCAAAGGGGTCTTCCAAGTCAACAAACTTGGCGACTGTTACTCCGTCCTTTGTGATGATTGGGTTGGAACCTTCTTGGTGTAGGATGACATTGCGTCCTCGTGGTCCCATTGTGGCTGCTACATTATCAGCCAAGACATCAATACCCTTGGCAATCTTCTGCTGAAGGGTCTGACCTGATTCATATTGTTTAGACATTTTTACCTCGTTGTGGTCTGGTGGATATAGTATAGTCTATTGTGGTGGGTTTGTCAAGGGTTTTTGTTCGGCTTCTTCTTTTTCTTTTTTAACCTGATCTCTCTCGTACTTATAGAAAGCATTGTAGTCGTCGCCTTGCTCTACATAGAATCGGAATCCATCGGCGTCTCTTCTTGGTCGCATAACTACAAGCTGTAGTTTTTCTCCTGCCAATTCGGTACCCTGTCTACCAACTATGTAAGTGTACAGATATGGGATACCGCTTTTCGTCATGACCTTCTCAAGTTTGATATCAAAGTCCTCAACAATTTCTTTAGCCAAGTCGTATACAACATAGTCATCGTCCAATAACTTAATCAATGTAATGTCAGGTCCCCCAGCGGTGTCTACAACGAAGCGAGACAATCTTCTTATGAACGACTCTTTCTTTGGTGTGCTCTTGTTTTCTACTCTATTTATGACACTATCAAACAGAGTGCTAAAATATCCCGTCTGCCCGAAAAGGTCTTCTCTGGGAAGAGTTTTGAAGTCGTTCAACTCTTGGGGAGTCAGATGGTAGTCGTAGAGGTCACTGAAGAATTTTACAAACTTCTTTACACTATCTTCCTTTTTCTTGCCTGCCTGACCCAACTGCTTTGTGTTTTTGGTTTTAAGAGATATCTTACCTGTCTTCAAGTTTCTGATGTAGTTTCCATCAGCGGTTTTCATTTGAATATTTAAGTCTGCTGTGGTGCCTTCTTGGTCGCTAACTCCGTCTGCGGTCACATATATTACATCGCCGTCTTTCTTTTTCCTGCGGTCAATACCGTCCATACTTGAGTCTATAAAGCCGGTGGTAAATTTGCTGTTTGCAAATTTCACAGCAGAGGCGACAGTGCTTTGTGCGATGGTCCATTTATTAATATCGTCCAAGTCTTTCCAAGTAACATTATCTAATCCAATAGTTAGCTCAAGGAAATCTCCGTCATCAAGTTCAAATCTCTTTTTCTTTATAGTTCTCTTGTCTCCCTTTTTTTCTACTGCGTCCCACTCCATTTCATTAGAGAGTTTTTTAATGTCGTCAATAGAAATATCTTCTGGTACTGTCTGTGGATATCCAAGATCACCTGTTTTAGTTTGGTCATACCCCGATTTGTATTGTATGACTCTTTCTGCCAAGGCATATGCTGTTACGCCTTCGGCGAAGTTTCCAATATTTGCGATGCTGTCCTTAACAGTACCCTTCCTCAGAACTAAATAAAATGATTGACCCCCTTGGTAACTCACTTTTGCCGTAGTTCCGTCTCCTACCTTGACAATTTCAACATCAAAGTCGTCGTCAGAGCCTAATTTGTTATTTAATAGGCTGGCTCTCATCCCCCGGCTGCCAGTGTTATCTATGACAATTTTTCCCGAAGTAACCTTTCCCTTCAGTGTAGCATCGGGCGCAACAGGAAAGGAGCCGACATTACCGTCTTCATCTTTCTCTGCTCTGAAGATGACTATAATCTTTTTGGCTATCTCGCCCAATTCTTCTTTTCTTTCATTCATCACCCGCTCAACCATCTCAACGAGTTGGTCTAGCCCAAGTGTATCTTGCTTAGGCTGGAAGAAGTTTTCTACAAGTTGGTCTAGTTCTTTCATACTTTATCCTCTAACTCCTTGACTTGCTCTGGGCTTCTTAGGTTATAACCCTCTGGATTGAGTTGGGCTGGGCTGTTTCCTTTGCTTACCTCTTTCCACCAAGCCTCCCAAGTTCCGGGTTGGGCTTTATTTTTTATGTGGTTATGAGTAATGACAATAGGAATGTCTATGCCTAAAACTTTCCCAGCCATCACCCTATGGTGTCCATCGCCAAAACCAAAAACACCGTCCATAAAAACTGTGACTTCTACTGGATTGCTTTTTGTATCAACAGTTTCAGCCCATTCTCTTTTTTCTTCGTCTCCGAGTTTTAGAAAGTTTCTCCACTTTGGCTCGGTTCTGTATTCTCCCATATGAGATTTCAGAAACCTTGCTGGAAACATTATCGTTTCTTTTTCTTCGTTGATAAAGTTTCGCCACTCTGTTAGTAGTTCTTTCATTCTTTATCCTCAAACAATAATATCGGCAATGCCATACTCAACTGCCTCTTGTGCTGTGAGATATACATTCACATTGCGAGACAATAGTTTTTTTAACATCCTTGGTGTTAGGTCTGTCTCTTCACAAAGAGCCTTGTTGTGCTGCTGTTGCACCCATCTGACTTCTTCCATTTCATTCTCTAGATTTTCAATAGAGCCGTGATGTCCACCTATCACGCTGTGTATCATTACTCTACAGTTGGCACCAATCTTGCGCTTGCCCTTGGTGCCTGCTGCTAAGAGCAAGACACCTGCTGACATTACCTTTCCCATTCCTATTGTGTGAATTTCGCAATCTTCCTTTACCATACGCATGGTATCATAGATGGCAAACATATCAACTGCTGTTCCTCCGGGGGTAGAAATGAAAAGCTCAAAAGGCTTATAAGTTTCCGCACCCTTGTCATCTTCCGGGGCGGCTTCTCTTCCGCTATCTCTGAGGATTAGCATTGATGCAACAATATTGCTAGCCATTTCCTCATCAATAATTCCATATAATTCAGCGATTCTTAATGTAGACTCTTGGGGTGCACTGACTTGGAATAGGTCCCCTAGAGCATCAGATAATTCTTTTTCAATCTCTTCCTCTGTCTTTTTCTCATCGTTTTCTGCCTCACTTTCTAAGCGAGATGATGTGTGTAACCTTTTTATTTTTTTCATAATTCCAACCTTAATGATGTTTTACTCTTCTTCATAAATATCATCCAATGGCTTTAAAGCACCATCCCAGTCAAAATTAGTTAACAAACTTCTAAATACTTTTGGATAAGAGGCAAATGTTTTTTGGGCGAAAACAATCTTCCAAGATTTAATAATATGTTTATCTGTTTTTTTCTCAATGCTAATTTGTTCTGGCGACATGCCTGATTCCTCAAGTGAGTCGTACTTCTTTTTTAGTGCGACTGACAGGTCATACGACACCAGAGATACCAAGGTTACAAGCTGATTGGTTAACTCAACAGTAAATTTTAAACACTGATACGTTCTTATCAGTCTAGACATAAAAGCATGGCATAAAGCGCCTCCAAAAAATAAAGTTGCGGCTATCCAAATATTCATATTAACTCCAAAAAAAAGGGCAACCATTAGGCTGCCCCTATTATATCAAAAGATATATAAAAATTCAAGCTTTAAATTATTTTTCTTTAGACAATCTTTCTAAAACTTTTCTGAACACCGCTTCTGCAATGTCTTCTTCGGTCTTAGTTTCTTCCAATTCTGTCTCTTCTGACTCTTCAAGTTCCTCTTCTTCTGGAGCTTCTAAGTCGTCACCTGCTCCCAATGGATCCTCTAGAGCTTCTGGTTCTTCCATCTCATCGTCTTGGGAAACCTCAACTTCTTGTCCGAGTACATCTTCGAGTGCTTTTTCAAGCGCAGACATCAACTGGTCAACGGATACCATTCCACCTGCTTCTGCGGCTGGCTCTTCTAGATCCATTTCCAAGTCTTCGTCGTCGTCCCTGTCGTAAGATGGTCTCATCTCATCTACAGTTTCCTCAAAAGACTCTCCAATCTCCTCGTCAGTACCTTCACGCATTTCATCTTCGTCGTGCTTGGCTTCTTCGATGTCCTCCTCGGATTCACGCACTTCTTCTTCGTCGCTCTCTTGAATTTTGCTAATGAAATCACTAGCCAAAGGCTCAATAGAGGCCAACTTCATAAATTTACGAATTGTAGATTCGTTTAAAAGGTTTTTCTTGCTCATTTTATATATCTCCTTGTAAAATACGAATAGCACTTATAAATAGTGTGCTAATATCATAAAAGCACTACATTTTTTATTTAGTCAAAACATTTGTTTTTCTTATTAATGATACGCATCTTCTTTACCGCCGCTGTTTCAATTTGTTTGATTCTTACAAAAGATACGCCAACCCTAGAGGAAACTTCTCTAAGAGTCATCGGGCTACCTTGTCTATTATCAACAGCTATCAGGGTACAATTTGAATCATCCTCATAATTAATCCAGTGCCTACAATCAGAATTCTCTATTGGGCACGAAACATCGCACTCCAAACATTTCTCACAACATTCTCTCATAAATCTGGGTGCTCCTGTGCTATTAGATCAAATATGTTTTCCAACTCGGCAGGATCTAGAGCAAAGTTATCTGCTGCTTGCCTACCCTTAGTTAAAAGATTTTTTGATTTTTTAATATGTGCTTTCCTTTGAATTTTATATTTCTCTCTAAAATTATCTACAAAACTCATTATATTTTCCTCTCCCTGAACATATCCATGGATAAGTAACCTGAACAGCGCTCCCTGTGACAATCCGTCATAAATGAGCCTTATTTTCAAATCAGCGTGTGTCTTTTCGGAACAAGTAAAGCAAATCTTTTTGTATTTTTCTTCAAAACTTATATCATTATTTTGCCCCATTATTGCCTCATTAATATGTGGGTGTGACTCTCACCTCTTCCCGCCGATGTCTGCTGAATGAATTGCGCTTTGGCTTGTAGTTCTTGGATTGTCTTGGCTCCCGAATAAGACATACCGCTTTGTATGCCACCTTTGAGATCAGCCAATATGTTGTTGACATCTCCCTTGTATGGGATAGTTGTAGAGATGCCCTCTGGCGTGGAGGTCTTGCCTCTCCAGTTTACTTGGGCTTCGCTTGACGCCATACCACGATAAACTTTATATCTTTTGTTGCCGTTGTCAAATACTTGTCCGGGCGTCTGATCGGTTCCAGCTAGCATTGATCCAAGCATAACAAAGTCAGCACCAGCAGCCAATGCCTTAACAATGTCACCGCTCGTCTTTATGCCGCCATCAGCGATGATTGGCACGGGGCAACCCGCACTAACACAATCAATAATAGATTGCAAAGTTGGGGTTCCGTGACCAGACACTAATCTCGTGGAACAAATTGAGCCACCGCCAATGCCAACGCGGATACTGTCAGCCCCCCAAAGAGCAAGATCAAGTCCGCCTTGTCCCGTAGCGACATTTCCTGCCATAATGTGAATGCCTCCTCCATACTCCTCCTTTAGGTGCTTTAAGGCGTCGCGCATCATAGAGTGATGCCCATGTGCCACATCAACACAAAGAACATTTGCCCCCGCTCGCACAAGTTCCGATGCTCTCTCTAAATAATCGCCAGTGACCCCGATGGCTGCACCAATATTGTGCAGTCCCTTTTGCTTGGCTGATTCAACTAGCCTCGCTTGACCTTCAATAGAACTATATCTGTGGATGATGCCAAGACCCCCGTGAGAATCCATAGCAGAAGCCATCTCAACTTCTGTCACAGTATCCATCGGACTGGAAATAACTGGTAGTCCCAAAGTAATCTCGCTGCCCAAAACATTTTTGGTAGATAGTGTACTCCTGCTTTCAATCTCAGAATATCGCGGCACTAACAATACATCATCAAAACTACAATAGAGTGGACACCTAGATAAGAACTGTTGCGCCGAATGCGGGTTTGGATGATTAACCATTGTGTAACCTCTCTTTCAGCAAACGACTCATTTTGTCTCTTGTTTCTTGTGACACAGCGTTCTTTGCACAGCCAAGAAAGGACGCAACCTTGAGTGCCTGCTCTTTCGTAGCAATAAATGTCGCGTCAGTGTCGCCTTCTTGGTTAAGGCGAAGACCATATTCTCTTACTAGCTTTTGCTTTAAGAAAGTAAACTTCTTCTGTGTTTCTCTCTCAGCATAAATGCCAAGTTCCTCTTCGCCAGTCCAGTAGATCTGGTCTGTCTTCAGCCCTTTTCTACTTGGACTGATTGGGTCGCCGCAGCCATCTTTCTTATAGCGTAGGTTGTTGTCAATGCAGAACTGCTTAAACTCCTGCTTCGTCATCGTTGCCTCCAAATACTTTTTTCATACCCTCGTCAATCTTTTCTTGACATTCGGGGCAGATTAGGGTTACCTTTTTCTTTTCTTCGCTGACGATTACTCGCCAAGTCATTGCCATCTCTCTACTATTCTTGTCAAATGGTTTTGAGCAAATTGAGCAGGCATCCGGTCGTAAACCAAACATACCTGCTTGGCGAACGAGTTTGTCCTCTGCTTCCTTCTTTGCGTCAAGTTGCTTTTTTCTGCCTAACTTCTTGGATAGTTTGCCCATTAGCGATCACCTGTAGACCCAAAGCCACCTTCACCACGAGTAGAGCCTTTATTAAGATTATCTCCAGTCGCTTCCTCGATGCCGCAGTGAACTACTGGTACGAGGACAGCCTGAGCAATCTTGTCTCCCGGCTTAATAATCTGTGTCTCTACGCCGATGTTGTGTAGGTTGACATAGATCTCTCCGTCATAGCCGGGGTCAACAACACAAGCACCCACAACTAGTTGTCGCTTAGATGCAATGCCTGACTTATTCTTAACCTCCAACATATACCCCTCTGGAATCTCTGTCTTTAGCCCAGTAGAAATGAGGCTGCTTCCTCTTGCTGGAATCCAATACTCACCATTCTCTTCGGTACATACCCCTCGGTTGCCGTTGGGGCAATAGAATAGGTCCATGCCTGCGTCTGTCCTGTGTGCTCGCACGGGTAGTTTAGCGTTTGTTCTTAGTTTATAAAACTTTAGATTCATTATTTACTCTCCACAATATCAAATTTTTGGGTGCCTCGTAGTACGGGGAACCAGTAAGGTATCTTGTCTTTTGGATAGCGCACTCGTGGCTTGCTAGCATAGAACTTGCGGTAAGCGATGACTGGGTTGTCGTGCTTCATATCCTCGGGGATTGCTTGCTTTAGTGGCGTTGATTCTTCTTGGGGGAAGCGGGAGGCGTCAAAGAGTTGTACAATCTTCTTTAGCACAGCCTTACACTTGTGTGTCTTGCCAAAGCGTTCTTCATACTCGTCAATCATAGAAGCACAGTGTGTTACTAGATCACGGAAGTTCTGTGCGGATTCAGCAGCCCACAGGCAGGAGGGGTGCTTGGGGTTGAATGAGCGGTAGGGGGCATCAACACCTTGCTCGTTCAATACTGTTGATAGGATTTGGCAGGACTCTAGTATCATCTTGACAACACGGTAGTTGTCTTGTGATTTACCAGATGCGATCCAGTCAATCTTGCCCGTCTTCAAGTCGCCTTCAATAGCAAATATGTTCACACTGTCTCCTTGGCAAAAGGTGTGGATAGATTATAGATTAACTAAACACATATGTCAAGTGTTTTTTCAATATCACTATTGTTTATTAGCGTATAGGTAAAGCTATTGCTATACATCTCGGCAGCGACATGACAAATCTCCATAAACTCATAGAAGTCTTTGCTGCTTCGAAACACCTGACAACCTGCTGATACGCCGCCAGTATACTCTCTATCATCTGGTCCCCACTGACGATGAATGTTGATTCCATACATACCCTCGTGGACTTCACCCTCATAGTCTGGTGTTCTATCCCTGTTGTCGTCTCGCCAGATCTTTACCTTACCGAGCCGCTGACAGAGTGCTGTGTATCTTCGCTTGCCTCCGTGAGTTCCGATCTTGTAGGCACCACGATACTGACCGGGGGTTAAAATTGCTGTCCCTCCTTTGACGATGGGCTTCTTTAGTATGCTGGTTCCGGGCTCTGTTGTGGCTGGGTATGTATCCACAACCCACTTGCCACCAATCTTGTATACCAAACAAAGCCAATCATCAAATTTATCTGCTTTGCCTGATTGGTTGCGGATGCCGATAATGTTTAGATTGTAGTCGCCCTTCTCAAAGAAGGCGTAGCCTTTGTCTTGGCACACCTGCCTAAGTCTATGTATAAATTCCAATGCCTCGTCTTCGTACTTTCTCATTTGCCTCGCTCCCTTGGATATGGTAAGTTGACTTTCTTCGGGTTCAACTTTTTAAATAGTCTCTTATAATACTTAGTCTCGCCCGGAGAAGCACCCAAGATGCAGACATACTTATGCTTTGCTGGCACAGGTCTAGACTTGCAACTGTCTCTGTATCTCTTCTCTTCTGCTTTGATTTTCACTTTGATGTCTGGCGGAACAAGGGTCCAGTCTGGAGAATACTTCTTCATCCAGCCTCGCCAAGTTTGTTTGTCTATGCCGATGGCTTCAGCATAGCGGTAGTATTTAGATTTCTTTCTAAACTCTCGCCCACTAAACCAGCCCTTCTCTGGGTGGTCTGGGTCGAGGTATTGTTTGTCTGTGCCGCTTGTCTGCCCAAGGTAGGTAAAGTTACAGGCTTGGTAGATTGTTCCCAACTCCTTAGCCTCTGGGTCAGAGTAGGCTGTGAAGTATCGGAAGTCTGTGTTCTCAGCCATCCAACGGACTGAGGACATAATCAGCCAAGAGCCTAAGTTCTTTGGACCCCAAGAGATACAAGCACCACGAGAGATTAGTTTTTCTTTGTCTTTGTTTTCTTTGCCCAAAAGGTTAGAAAACGCATTTGGGGTTGCCATAATGATAGTGCCTGCCAAGGTTCCATTCTTTTTTAGCCTCGCTGTAAATCTGTGTGTTGGTCGGTTAGGGAGTTTAGCAAGCCACTCGTGCCGCATAATAAACTCTTTCACTTCTTTACATAGTTGTTTATTCTCCTTATCAACATACTCAAACACAAAGTCATCAATTCGCAACATTGATGCCTCTTCTTCTGTTAGACCAGCAGCCAGCAAGTCCTCATCCCGATTGACTTCAGAGATGTAGGCTTGCCAGCACTTGTCGCCTTGGTAGTCTTTAAATCTGTCTTGTGGATTCATAGCACTCTGAAGTTGTGGTAAATAGAGCGAGTGGAGAATCCCCACTGATCGTTATAGTCCAACTTGGCTATATAAGTTCGATTCTTTTGAATATGGTCCTTGTCGGGATTTGCCCCCCAGCATCTTATCTGGGTTATGGCATTATTAGAATCTACAACTTCAAGAACGTAATATGTTTTATCATTTTTAGTCTTTCTAACATTTACTTTTCTTGGAATAAACCAAGTGACCTTAAGATCGGGATCGAATTCAGATATGGGAGGAATACCTGATTCCATTAAATTGCTTTGCGTTTCTTCGTTTACTATCATCCTAATTGGGAAAACACCCGTTAATGCCGTGAGAGATTCTATTTTCTCTTCGACAGTAAACTCTCCTTCCGGAGCGTATTTTTTTATATTCTCCAACAGATTAATTTCTTTCCTTGGTCTGTCAACAGCAACGCAAGTCCAAAAATGCTTATCTCCTGTGAATCTGTTATCTTGCAAGGTTTTTAAAGCGCCTGCCTGACAAAGAACGTCGAGGGCTTTTTTGTTAAGTTTAGAATACACGACATCTTTATGAAACAAAAACTCCTCAACAGTATCAAATGGTCTGTGCATTAAGATTTGATCCATAGCTGAACTGCCCAGCCCCTTGATGGATGTTAATGGTTGAATGAGTGTTTTGCCGTCGTCGCTAATTTCCCACACTTTTCCGGAAGTATTGACATTTAGTGGTTCAATTTTAAAGCCCATGGACTTGGCAACGCCGATAGCTCTCTCTTTTCTGCTATCAGGTTCCTTGTCGAGAAAGGCAGCCATCCACTCTGCTGGATAATAATTTAATAACCAAGCGCACTGGAACGAAAGGATGGAGTAAGATACTGCGTGTGACTTATTGAAGCCGTAGCCCGAGAAATATTCAAAATTATCCCAGAGGGTATTCGCCTCGCTCTCGGTCATCCTCTTGTTGACGCAACCCTTCACAAACTTTTTACGAATTTTCTCTTTCTCTTGCGCTCCCTTACCAGTTCCTTTCTTTGTCAGCAACTTACGGAGCAGATTGCCCTCGTCAAGACTAATGTTTTCTCCAAGCTCGTGTGCTAAGGAAGCAATCTGCTCTTGGAAAATAAGGAAGCCATAGGTCTCCTTAGTTACATTTTTAACCTGTTTGTTGATGTAGTTGATGTCTCGGGGATTCTCCTTTGACTTTACATACTTCCTATCTACATTGGCACCAAGGGGACCCGGACGATAGATGCTGGTGATAGCCGAGATATCAATAATGTTTTTGGGCTTCGCCTTCTTGCAGAAGTTCTGTGCTCCACTCTCTGTGAACTGGAAGATACCAGCCCACTTGCCTTTATGAAAGATGTTTTTATAAACCTTAGAATCTTTCAGGTCAATCTTGTCTGGGTGGAGATACTCGTCGTAGTAGTCTCGCACATCCTTGAAGGTTGGCTCTGGGTTATTATGGTGGCGCTTCAGTATGTGGCGGATAGCTGTCTCAATCATACGCAACGAGGCTAGCCCCAACACATCAAACTTAATAAAGCCTAGTGGCTCTAGGTGGCGGACATTCTGCCCTTCCGACCACGGTGTCTGAATTACACCTCCGCTTCTAATCAGGGGCATATGCTTGTCTAGGTCTTCACCGACCACCACCCCGCCAGCATGTCGGCTAGTGCTGCGAACCTGCCCATAGATGACTTTAATATGATCTTTGATGTGTGGATATTTTTGCAAGTAGTTTTGTAGGCTGTCAGAGAACTCCATCAATTCTTCAAAGGTGGGTATGTATACGCCAGACTTGATACCGTGCTTGGCTTTAGCCTTGGGTGTAGCCTCACTTACCATACGAGATGTAACCGAATTCGCCTCCGCAAATGGAATATCATACAGCTTGGAGATATCCTTAACAAGAGACTTTAGTTGCAAAGTATTAAAGTTGGAGATTGGAACCACGGTGGTAGTCCCCCACTTGTCTTGCATAATCTCTTTGAGTTCCATAGGGCTGGATACATCATAGTCAATATCGGGATAGTCTGTCGCATCTTTACGAAGGAAACGAGCGAACTGAAGACCGTACTTGATTGGGTCAACCTGTGTAATGCCTAGCGCATATGCCACAAGGGAACCAGCAGCAGAGCCGCGACCCGGACCAGCCAGTTGGTTTTCCGTTGCTGTGTCTGCGATGGCTTTCATTGTAAGAAAGTATTTACTAAACCCTCGGTCAGAAATCACAGAGAGTTCTTCTTCTAGTCTCGCCTTGTACTCAGGATTAGTTAAGAGCCCAAGTTTATTGAGACTTTCTAGGCTAGTTGTCTCTAGTGCGGCATCAGCCGTGTATCCATCGGGAACAACGAAAGAAGGAAGTCTTACCTCGTTATCCGGCATAAAATCTTCGATGAGGTTAAATGCTATGTTGTGCGTCTCAGTAATTGAATCCATAACAAGATCATCATCATACTCTACTCCGTTGAGTTCTGTGTAGTGTTTGTAACTCTCCCACATCTGGTCGCCGTTCTTCGGGTAGAGTTCGTAGCCAACCTCTGCTACACTCTCTGGTAGTTCATCGGACAACCAAGATGGTTTGCCCTTCCCTAGAAACCCTAGTCGCTTGTAGAGTTCCCTATCCTTCCAAGTGTCTGGTGTTGGATAGTGACTGTCTGCTGTAGAGATTAGCTTGATGCCGAACTCCTTGTGCATCTTGATTACCAGATTGTTAATCATATGTTGCTTCTTATCAGTGTGCCATTGTAGCTCGCCGTACCAGCGGTCACCAAAGATGTCAACCATTCTCTTGGTTGTATCCCTAAACGCATCCTCGCAACCTTCTTGGTCGGTGATGCATTCGTTCTCGTTGTCCCAGAACTTCCAGAAGTTGGCTGCGTATACCCCGCCCATACAAGCAGAGGCAGCGATTACGCCCTCGCTATGTTCCTTTAGGACTTCGTAGTCTACTCGTGGATACCGAAAAAAGTATTCGTCTGAGTTGGACTTGGAGATCATAGCAAAGATATTATTTAATCCTGTCTGGTTCTGAGCCAGAAGAATAAGATGCGAGCGTTGGTTTAGAATGCTCTTGGACCTTTTAGTCTCTGCTTCATTCTCAACAGACATAGTTGTGCTGTCCTTGAGTTCGCTGGCTCTCTTCTTGTCTTCCTTAGCCTTGTCTCTCTCTTGGTTCCAAGCCTCAAGACTGGGGATAAAGTAAGCCTCCACACCAAAGATGGGCTTGAAGTTTTTGCCCTCTGCTTTCATCTTCTTAGCGTGTAGGACTTGGTATGCCATACCATTCATGTTGCCGTGATCCGTCAAAGCCAAAGCCTCGCAACCATTTTCATAGGCATAATCCATATGATCCTGCGGGTACCCTAATGCGTCAAAAGGCGAACCTGCTACTGAGTGTGCGTGTAATCCTACGAATGGAATGCTACTCTTCTTCAATATCCTCTCCTATCCTATTAAAAGTCTTTCCTGTCAATAAAGTATTATGCCTGTATATTCTATGGTCTGAACCCAAGTAATCTCTTAGCCCTTCCCAACTATCAATATTGTGATAGTCATCAATACAAACTATATTTGCTCCACTAGTATCTCCTATCCCAAACACTTTGTCAAGAGAAAAAAATCTGGCGGAGTATCTTTCTTCTAGTGGGAGCTTCTCCGATGGGTACTCTCCCTGTGGAACTGGCTTATATGCCCCTGTCGAGGATTTTTTAAGATGATCCCTGTACTGCTTATATTCGTTCTCTCCAAAAGTGAAACCAAGATATTCTCCGTCTTTAATAGTTTTTCCGCCACACTCCAGATAAAAGCATTTACTTGAAGCTATTTGCTTTCTGTGGTCACGCAGCACCGATGGGTCATAGACTCCGTATGGAAATGAAACATAGTATTTTGTTGGCACTAACCACTTGCTCATCCTAGAGGACACAATGTATGACATTTTCGCACCATACAAAACACTCCAACCGAGACAGTCTCTCTTGTCTCTATCTTTGGGGTGAATTGGCGTATAATAAATTGATATTGGTTTGTGATTCTCTTTGATATTACCGGGATTATACTTCCTGAAAATATATACGGGGTCCTGCACATAGTCTCCGAGGCGCGACTTTATCAACGGCTGTATATCGTCATTTGCGACTATCCATATTGTGTCGCAGCCCGCAAAAGCGCACTCTAGAACCGCCCTTTCGATAGCTAAATAATCAACGCCAATTGGCTGCAAGCAATCGTGCCAAGGAAACTTGAAATCAAGTGGCTGACCTGCAACTGGTATAATTCCGGCTAAATGTCCTATATGCATGAAAGGTATCGTTCGCCTCTATCACAAAGTATTGTTACAACTATTCCATCTGGATCGTTCTTCTCGATCCATCTTTCTGATGCTAACACATTTGCTCCCGAACTTATACCCACGAGTAATCCTCTTTGGTGAAGCTGCTTCATCCTCTCGATAGCATCATCAGTCTTTACTAACAATACCTCATCTACCTTGTCCAAGTCAACTAAAAACTTTGAGCCATCTCCGATTCCCTGAATACCGTGTAGCCCTTGTTCGCCTCCACTCATCACAGGAGATTCTGCTGGCTCTATGGCTAAGGTTTTAATGTTGGGATATCTTTCCTTTAGCCTTGCGGCAACTCCCATCAGAGTTCCACCTGTTCCTGTGCCGTCTAGAAACGCAGCAACTGGTAAGCCTTTTGTTTGATCAAGTATCTCAACGCCTGTGGTTTCGTAATGGCAAGCGATGTTGTCTGGGTTGTGAAACTGGTTGAAGTTGAAATAGCCGGGGTCTTTACAGATTTTATCCCTGAGACCGATTGAGCCGTCAAAGTCACCGGGGTCTGTTTCTATAACTTCTGCTCCGAACATACGCATCATCTGCTTACGCTCTTCGCTCATATTTGAGGGCATCACAATGATAACTGGGTACCCTTTGTTGGCTCCAAACATAGAAACAGCGATGCCGGTGTTACCACTAGTCGCTTCTACAATAGTGTCCCCCGGCTTTAGGTCACCCCTTTCCTCGGCTTTCTTAAGAATATAATATCCTATCCTATCCTTAATACTTCCACTTGGATTGTATGTTTCAAACTTCGCATACAATCTATCACCAAGCTTAATCAAAGGGGTATTCCCCACTAACCTGCTAAGGTCCATATTTAACCGCCCATCATTGATGCGCCGCCTTCTGCGCCGCCGCCCATATTCTCCATTAACTTTTCAATCATCTTCATCATAATCATCATCATAATCAGCTTCATCATCTTTTCCATATCCATCTGGTTAGATTCGCCCATCTGACCCATTTCGGATCCGCCGCCTCCAATCTGAAGGCTCTGCTCTGAACTCATATTCTGAAAAGAACTGACTTCATTCGTAATGTTGATGTTGATGGACTGACCGCCTTGACCACCGTCTGGTGTGCCACCCATTTCAACGCCCTGATCGTTGTTGTTGTTTGTTGGTGCCGCACCTTCGGATGGTGTAACTCTCTGGCTGGAAACTGGCGCTGCTCCTGCTCCACCTCCGCCTCCTGAGCCGATTGCTCCTGCACTAGACATAGTTTTGGTTCTCCTTGAACTCAAGATATTAGCACCTCCGTCATCTTAAGTATATTATTTTTCTTTCTTGGCGAGCTGTGATTGTTTTTATATAAACCAATTATTTCTTGCTCGGTGCTATTATTAATAACTATATTGTCATTAAGTTCTAGACACTTTATATTATATTTTTCATATACTTCCCTCTCCCTAGTCACTACAGAAAGGGGTCTTCTGTTTTGCTTAATAATTGTTTTTTTCGCAACACCAGCCTTTGGTCCACAGAAACCATTGTCTCTCATCAAGGATGTTACCTTAATCCTCGCTATTGTATCAGAATAATCAAAAGAGTTTAATTGCTCTTTTGTTAAAATTGATTTGCACACCAAATCCTTGTCATCTTTTTTAGCCCCGTTTCTTTCACTGGGATGGATGTATATTTCATTAACAAAATTGTCGCCGCTTTGTATGTACTGCACGTCGTTCCCATTAGAGTGTTTTATATCCATCTTATCATATACTTCGTATATTATATTTTCCTTTTTTAGATCCACGCCAGAAACATTCTCGCAATCAAATAGGTGAATTTTTTCATATGCAAATTCGTATCTCCTAGACATCGAAAACACAGTTAAAGTATTTTCATCTTTTATTCTTACAGATGTTGGCACGAACGTATTACATACTAACCCACACATTGATAGATTAAAAAGAATCATATCCTGAATATATTTTTTTGGAGTCCCGACGACATGAAAGCCGTTGCTTTTTTTAAAGGTAAAAGACTGCTCTTCAAGCCTTAGCGAATTCAAGCTAATTTTGTTGGGCAAAAAATCATACGAATTGTAGCTAGGGGGCTTATTAATTATAATTGGTATATCGTTAAGGTAGCTGTACAAAAGTGCTGGCAGTGTGTTACCTACCACCACTGTAGTTGATAATACTTGGGGCGTCTTAAAGCGCATTTAAATCACTTTGTTTTTCTGTATGAGTCTTTTAATTCTTCTTCTTTTTTGATAATCATTTTTGGATTGTTGAAATAATTGTTTTTGTAAACTTTAGCTCCTTCTTCACTATAAAGTTTAAACTCTTTCAATACTTGATGCTCCATATCTGTCGGCGTCTCATACCTTATTTTATATTTGATTTCTTCCGGCTCTTCTGCAAACACGGGACCCGCTGTTGCCATAATACCAGCGATAACAATAATAGCAGCTTTCATTAAAATTCACCTCTTTACAAAAAAATAAGGCACGGGGAGTGCCTTTCTACCACTTGTGTGGCTTCGCTTGTAAATAG